TAACTCCAGATGCTGTTGTGATTGGGCCGACTGAAAAACCGTTTGTGCCTGTTGCGATGGTATAGCTAACTGATGCTGTAGTGTTATTGACTTGAATTGCACCACCTGCTTGTGCTCCGCCAATACCGCCCCAGATCGTCCCGTTGTATCCCTCAAACTGAGCAAGAGTTGTGTTATACCTGAACATGCCCGTTGCAGGAGAGCCTGATCTTTGTGCCGTCGTACCCGCAGCTACTTGGATTTCTCCAGTTCCAGACATCGTAATATCGCCCGTAGTAGAAAGCGTTGCAAGCGATACGTTACTTGTTGTTGGGTCTATATAGACAGCTTTTTCAGACGGGTATGTTAAAAATACGTTTTGTGTACCAGACGCAAAATTAGTTAAAGACCCTGCATTGCTAGAAGACAGTACTGTGGTACGGCTTAACGTATTGCCTGTGTTCCAAGTGCCAAGACCCACTTCCCAATTAGCACCGCCTTGGTCTGCAATACAGTAATATGTAGTTGTGCCGTTAACAGAACCAAACGCCGCGCTAAAGGCTTGATACCCCGTGACAGCACCAAGGAGCGTAACTGAGCCTGTGCCCGGCGCACTACATGTCTCTAAAACCCTGTCTTTGACTAGAAAGGCCATACATACCCCTTAATTAAGACGTAGCGGTGGTCGAAAAAGTAACGCTGACAGTATCTCCGGCTGTCGTTGTTTTTGCTGTACCAAAGTTTCCTTCAGAATACAAAGTACCCGCAGTGCTGAGTTGTGTGTTGACCGCGCCAGTGCCTGTAACCAAGAAGCAACCATACACCGTACCGCCTGTACTTGTGATTGTGTAAGTAATTGCTGTAGCTGTACTTGATGTAACGTTAGAAGGTGTAGAACCTGTACTTGTAGACGCAGCAAAAACTGCTGTACCGCGCACTGCTGAACCGCCAACCGTGTAGTTGACAAACTCTTTAGAAGGCACAATCGTGCTCATCGTGTCTGTTGCTGCGGCAGTGATACTTGCATTAAGTAAACCAAGGAAAGGCCCAACAGTCGTATAAGTTCCTGAAGTTCTAAGCAAAGTGTCAAGCATCAACTGCTTACCTACAGCTACCACTAAGTTAGGAAACTCTTCTTCCCACTTTAGATTACCCTGTGCATCTCGGCACACAACATGGTACCAGCCCTCAATGCCCATACCCTCTGGTACTTTAGCGTTGGTCTGTAGTGTCGCTATTGCGTTGTCTCCAAATCCTGATTTTTCGTTAGTCATATTAGTTCCTTAAGAAATGCGAATAATCGCTGATGTGTTTGTGGCGGCGGGAAATTGAACTGTGAATGTGGCATTAGACGTTTTAGACGCACCAAAATCTAAAACAAAAACTGCGGGGTTTGTTGTACCGTTATTTAGATATACCAAAGCACCTCTTGCACTTATAGATCCTGTCCAAACCGCGTTGGCAAAAGATACATAAGCCGTGTCTCCACTTGATCCTGTTGTTGGAAGTTGATTGACAACAAGTAATTGACCGCCTGCTGTATAACTGCCACCACTAATTTCACCCGCATTGGTGTAAGTTTGTGTGGTTTGGTTAAGTGTGGCGGAATTGGTGTAAAGCGCGATATAGAAGTTACCGGATGTAAAGTTATACACCCCGTTCATCATGCCGGTCTTAAATACATCACACGCCCAGTTGCCAGTAAATGCCATTTTATGTAACCTTCTGACGATACTGACCAGACCTGTATGCGTCTTGTCTCTCAAGGCCATCACCTAAACGTTTGGCTTCTGCAAGTGCTTCTTTGTACTTAGTATCATAGAGCGTAATAATATCGGCTTCGCCCTTCATAAACGTATACGCTTCCACTAAAGCGCCATACAACAAAACAGAATCGTAATTATCCCCAAGCCATGTGGTTCCTGTTGTATTTGTTACGGCGCTAACAGACGCTGTAAAATTAGACCCACCGCTACCAATATACGCATTCGGTGCTGTAAGTGAATCACCAACAGAATATAACGCCCCTCCGGTTGTTGGAGTAATGCTTGTAACGGCTGTGCCCGCTACCGTAATGGTAGCAGTTGCCGAATTTCCATTTCCGCCCGTTAAAGGAACATCGTAGTATGTGCCATTGGTATACCCTGTTCCACCGGCAGTTATTGTAATTGCAGAAATGGCGCCTTGAATAATAGTGGGAGGATAATAGTAATAGTGCAGTTCTACAGGATAAGACTGGTCTGGTGTTGGACCAATAATAAAACTAAGTTCAGCTACATTACCGTATCTTGGCCCAAAAAGCGCGTAATACTGTGGTTGCTGATAATATGCAGCTGATACAGTCGGGAATGCTTCACGGATAAAATTAACATCTTTGTTAATTAGATATGTGTATGTCCCGTTATTAATAACCGCAAGCGAATAAACCGATAAAAAATCATCAGGGCAAGACAAATATGAATTGCCCGCCGTAAGTGTTCCTATCTTATTTGCACGCAGGCTTGGGAACTGTATCGTGTTGTAAATGCGTTGTTCAGCCTGCTCGATGAAACGGTTAATCTGCGAAGTGCTAGATTCCTGTGTTCCATCAGCAAGATATACGGCGGGGAATTGATTCTCCGTGTAAGACTGAATTGCAGTTACAAGCTCAGTGTATGTCACGCCATTGGTCCCCTAGCAATTCTTCCTTTAGTAGCACAACCATTACCACGTGTCTCAATACCGGTAGACTCAACCATGTCATTGTGCCCAATAGAAACGCTTCCGTTTAGAGGTGTCCAGTTTTTACGTGTTGGCATCTCAACAGAAAACCCGATGTCTTTTTCTTCCAACATTTTACCGCCAGAAGTATGTGGAGCGGCATAAGTAGATGCAGGACCTACTTCTTTACCGCCCTTTTTCATGCTGAAATTAGCCATTACTTGCCCCTTTGGTTGTTGGCACGTGCCATATTGCGACCAACTGCGCGCATGGCTTGACCTGTTACTCCGCCTTTTTTAAGCTTTGTTAGGTTTGTTTTTTTGTTTTCATGCAACTGTTTGTCGTGCATGCCAAAAGCTTTCTTGATCATTTTTTTGTCTTGAGCAAGATCTTTGTCCATTTCTTTATTAGCCATTATAAACTCCTACGTTGTAACGATTGTAACTGTACCAATTGCAACGGTCAAAGCCAAATTGTTTGGCGTAAGGGCTGCATCAAAAAATTCCGAACCACCAACAGGATTCCACCCCCATTGAATAATTCGGCTACCTCCTTCATTCTCACCATTTTGCAAAACACTGGAACTGTTTCCTTGTTGTACCTGCAAACCGTTACGACCAGACGTGATGTAAGTTGTATCTGGTCTTGGATCTCTAACGCCCTGTGGGTCATCAACCGGGTACATACCAAGCTGCAACTGTGGCTGATCTGGATCCCAACACTGCGGGCAAACTTTGAGGTCATACGTTTTGGTCTTGATGACTTCTTTTTTAAGTTCACGCAGTTTGAATTGAAACCCACACCGATCACACTCGGCAATTGAGTTCTTGCCTGATGAAAACCGATTACCCATTTAAAAACCGCCACCTATGAACATCTGCCTTGGCACTAGGCGTAGGGCAGCCTTCTCATGATCTTCGTACGCAGCAAGTTCCCAGAACTCGTCGTATTGTTGTTTAAGAATTTGTAAACGGTTCATGCCGTCTGGCACTTTGAGCGCAACATAATAGGCAAGCCCCGCAATCATAGCCGGAATAAACCTGAATGGTACATCCATGACGTTATTACCGTACTGAGACGCGTCCTGCGTCCTGCGCATGCGCCAGTACACGAATTGATACGTCTGTACTCCGTCTGGTGTAGGCCAAACTGTAACAGCTGGAAGATTGGGAACGTTAACTACAGAACCTACAGGAAACTGCGCAGCTGTTGTACCATTTTGCCCTCTAAAACAATTACCAAGGGTATTCCCTGATATGTTGTTGTAGTAGATTGTTTCGGTGACTGTTCCATTTACCAAATTAACAAACCCAGCAGTCGCTAAATTTGCTGTAGAAGTCAACGTAATAGTTGTGTCTGTTGGGTTAACAACACTGGCAACGGTGAAGCCCGTTGGATAAATCTGTCCGTCCAAACGCTGAACCCACACTTGAATGGGGCGCGCTTGATTAAGTTTGTTTGGAACAGTTGCGTAAGTAGAGACGCTGATACGCGTAATCGTTAAGTCTGCTTGAGTGGATGTGTTGTTAGGGTTTGTTCTAATAACGTGATCTAAAAGATCCACTGTGTCATTGGGCAACGCGTATGTATTTAGTCCTTGTTGCAAAGTAATCGTACCTTGCTCAATTGTCCACATGTTAATACCACGGTTCGCCCAGTCCGCAAATAACAAGTTAAGTGACCTACGCGCAGTTCGCAGGTCATAGCCTGAACGCATTTCATACCCCGCACGCTCATACGCCTCTTCGCACGCTTCGGTGAGATTGAGGTTAAACGACGCCGTACCGGACGTCATTGAATTGAGCGTGGAGATGGTCATTTTTTCTTCATACCTTTGAGCGTTTCAGCAAATCTAGCACGTTGACCAAGCTTGCCCGGCTTTTTAGCAGCTGCAGCAAGTTTCTTAGGTGGTATTGTTTTGCCCGCCTTAATACCCAATTCTTCACGAAGTGCTCCTGGTTTTTTAATTGCTTTTTGTATAAATTTTTCAGCCATGATTAGTTAGCCTTGTTAGCCGCAGATTGTGTTTGCGCGACTGTTTGAGGGGCGTCTTCTACAGATGTTGCCGCAACCACTGGAGCAGCTTCAACAGGAGCAGGAGTAGGATCAGCAGCCACCTCAGCCACAGGAGGATTGACATGGTCTTCTAAATGGTTAAGCAACTCTTGCAACTTAGGATTAATCTTGTTGCCTCTAGATACTTGGTTGATGACGTGCTGTTGAAGCTCTTGTAATAGCAAGTGCGCTTCGTCTTCGAGTTTTTTAAGTAAGCTCATTTTTTACCTTTAGCAGTTTTAGCTGAATTGATGAAGTCTTGTTTGGTCGGAGCACCTGGGTCACCAGGCTTGCGCATCTTCTCGCCGCGCTTACGCTTAGCGTTGATGTTGGCATAAAGACCAATCTTGCCGCCTTTCTTGAACTCTTGAAAGTCCGTATCGTCGCGACGAGCTTTGGTCACACCTTTAGGCATTTTGGAGGAAGCAACCGCTCCCATGCCCCGACTTGCTATCATTTTTTAGTCATCCCGCCACCACACATGGCTTTAACATGCTCGTGGTGCATCTTGTGACCGTCGCTGCCGTGCGTCTTGCTGACATGCTCTTGGTGGTGCATGTGTCCGCCTTCAGAGTAGTGCTTCTTAACATGGTCAACATTGTGCATGTGAGCAGGTGTCATTTCGTTCATTAAAGGGGGGTGATCCATTTTCATAACAGTTCCTTATTTTTTCATTTTAGCCATGCCGCCTTTTTTCATGCCGGTTGTGCTACCAGACATTTTAGGCATCATAGCGCGAGTTTTACCACGTTCAGCAATACCATCTTTGCTAGGGGCTGCAGTGCGAACTTTAGCCATAGTTTCTTTGGTTATGCCTTTGCTTTCTTTGCTTTTGTTTGACATAGAAGTGTCTCCACCACTAGACATTTTTTTCATCATTTTTTTCATATTTCCGCCTTTTGAAAATAGTTGCAAAGCACCGTGCGCAGTCTTTGCTTTGTTAACACCTTCTAACTCTGGGCGTGGCACGCCACCCTTTGCAAATTTCTTACCTTTGTCAGCCTGATTAAAGTCTTTACCCACGGATTGAGGGACCCCTACTTTCTTGGCGAACGATGGATTGTGGGCCACCGCTTCCATGAAATTATGTTGTTTTTTACTGCTGCTTGGCATTTTTATTTACCCATCTTTGAACAGTATCTGTTTCCCAAATCCTGATGGTCATCCAAACAATTGTAAGTAAACCACCAATCAATGCAACAATAGGTGGAAACCATGACATAAAACCGCCCAGTCCTATAACTACGGCTGCTCCATCTGTCATTGTTTTTGCATCATGTGTATCCATTATATAAATTTTCCTTTAGTATGACCCCGTTCAGCAATACCATCTGCTGTTTTTATATATCCACCTTCTGCACAATTCCAAGCTCTTAAACTTTTATTAATCCGGCTGTCTGGGTCGCTCGCTGTTTTCGAGGATGTTAACTTTTTCTTCATGCCACTCATCCTTGCGCAAAAGGAGTCTCTCCTTGATCCCCCCTCTGGTTGAGGCGGTTTTAGGTTGTGCCCTTCTTTCTTTGCAGAAGCCCGCCCCTTGGCGTTTAGCCCCCCGTTCGGGTTCTTCCCCTCCTTGCGTTGCCAAGCTGGAGATTTAGCCATGATTAATTCCCGTTAGCGATCAAGTAACCTTCTTGCGAAACTGTCAAAGCCGCAGTACCGGTACTAACTTTTGCTTGCAATTGGATGTCCGTTTTCTCAGAAACAAGCCTGGGCATTACTCGCTGTGTATGGTAGTTGTTTGTAAACGGAGCCACAACAGTAACGCTAGATACCCCTGCACTATTTGTTTGATAGTTCTGATATGTTGCAAAACCTGCGGGGTTAGCGTTCAAGCTGGTATTGATGTCAATACGGCTCAAGTAGAACGTGTATCCTGCGGGCACGGTGTAAATGCCCATCAAAGTTCGACCGTTGCCTGCTGCAATCTCTGCGTACAATGTTGTATCTGATGTGTCTTTTAGCGTAATGTTACCAGTAGGGGCACCACTAGCGACCGACATACTGTTGATACGGAAATAAGACTTTACTGTAGTTACAGCCGTTGTGCCGTTTAGCTTGATAGTCTCAGAAATTTGGTTGTAATTCGCATCCAAGCCGTTGATGGTTATCAACGAAGTTGCATCAGCACCTGTGTTAACAGAGCTGACAAGGTGCATTTGAATAGCAGATGACGGAAAAGTATAGGAGGTATTACCTTCCCACACAGGCACAAACGATGTACCTACCGCTGTTTGATAACCATAAATGTTTAAAACACTATGACCATAAATTTGACCGCGTGCAACTTGTAGCTCAAAAGGCTCGTATCTCGCTTGACGCGTAATGGAATTGAACTGGTTATTGGTACTTGGAGTACCATTTGGGCTTTGGTTTGCCATATTAAGCTCCTTAAATTAAGAAATGGGGGCCGAAGCCCCCAGGGGATTAATCTAAGTTACCGTATGGGTAAGTTGTCAAAGTACCAATGTTGTTGTCATTCTGAGCGTAGCGAACAATAAAGTTCAACTTACCGCCAGTAGGAGCTGCAACGCTTGTACCAGTGATAGACAACGTGAATACTATCTGAGACAAAAACGATGGGTTAGCACCGAGTGTTGGATTCTGAATGTCAGAAGTAGTAGCCAACATGTTCAACAAGTTAGTACCTGTGTATGTTGTTGTCAAACGACCAGCAGTTCCAACGCCTGTGCTTGAAGAAATAACCGCTGTTGCGTAAGCAGGTGTGCCTGCTGCAGCTGTATAGCCGTTAGAAACAAACACGCTTGTGTTAGAAAGTGTTGCGCCGGACTCACCAGTAATTGCCAAAGGATAGTCAACAATGATGTCGAGAATCTGGCTATTAATTGGTAAATACATTACCACGCCACGATACACCTGTGTAGACGCGTCCGCAGGGATTGTTTGAGTCGTTGGACCGTTAGCACTGTATGTGCTAGAAGGAGTATAAACAGTGCCGTTCAAGTTAGGGATGTTGTTACCCCAAACAAATTGACCAGATCCACCGCTGTAACCAGCAGTACCAACAGTAGTGTTGGAGAGATCAATGTAGCAGTCTTGCTCTAAAACTGTGTAACCAATATCGCGCAAAGCGCCAAAACGGTTGTCGCCCGATATGATTGGTCCTTCAAATGTACTGCGTCCCATGATTTTTAGTCCTTATGCAAAAGCCTCTTGTTAATCGTTGCATCGTCTGCTGGGCCAGTGGCAACAAGAGTGAATTCCCAGATGCCACTAATATACACTAATTTTGGGGTGTGTCAACAAGTTTTTTCTTTTTTCTTGCTTCCATCATTTTAGCTTTCCACACAGGGTCAGCCCATAGCGCTTTAGCCGCAGCTTTCTTAGCAGCTTTGACTTCTTCACGGTTAGCAATCTCTTTATTGTTGGCGGTTTGTTTAGCCGCGTATTCTGGGTCAGCCCACTGCGCTTTTGCTTGAGCGCTTGTTTTAGCTTTAGATTCTTCTGTATTACGCGCTTCCTTGATGCTTTTAGCTAAGGTGTCACCTTGGGCTGCCCAAAGTTTTTTAGAGTTAACTGACTTGGTTTCAAGGGCTTCTGGAGTGTTTTGCGCTTTGATTTGCCCGGCTACTACTTTGGCGCGGTATTCTGGATCTTGCCAATGTTCTTTGGTAAAACGCCCATCGTTGGCTTTTTGTTCATCAGTTCTAACATGCCCTGTCGGACCTTCACCACCATCCGTTAAATTAAACAGTGGACCTTGTTTTAAGTCTCTGCGTCCGTAAAGTTTTATAAGTTCAATTTCTTTAACAAAAGCTGCTTGCTCATCCGGGGTCTCAAAAACTCGATCACATATTGGTGTTAAATTTAAACCGCGAAGATGCGATAAAAAATCTTGCAAAGGCTTATTGTGAGACCCCCTAGACCAATGGGACAAATCTCTGTCGCCTGTCCCTTTACCTACGTAGACCGGTTGTTGATGTTTGGTAGCTCTTGGATCACGATACACATAAACATAAAACATACTTGACTCCTTATGAAAGACTCAAGTGTACCACAATGGACGAGGATTTGCAAATGTTTTTCTAAGTTGTTAGATTGTGCCTTTGATACGGGAAATAAAAAAGGCCCCTTGTGGGGGCCTTTAATTAAACTAAAAGTTTTAAATAGTAGTTTAATATGAACTAAAGATACCTAATGGATCGCTCCAACCGAAGCTGTAACGCTCTCTAGATTTGTAACGCACGTTCCCCGTATCAAAATCACCATCCATGGAATTTTGTAGTGGAATACGCTCGAAGTGCTTAAGACCGTTTGGCACGTCAGTTGTCAGGAACCATGTGTTGGTTGATGTCAAGAAGTGGTTAACGGTGTAGCCTTCAGGAATAGCTCCGTTGTTCTTGATCGCGTTAATGTCGTTGTTGTTTGTACCAACGCGCAATTCTGTCTCGAGGAGACGAGTTGCAACGAACATTAATGATGGGGGAACAATAAGTTTCTTAGGCTTAGCAGCGATCAAAAGTCCACGCTCGTCTGTCCAAGCAGCGATCTGGATAACGGCGGCTTCTAAGGAAGTCTCGTTCAAATCGGAAGGAGTTGTGAATGTGTTGGCGTTTGTACCGCCATTGACTAATGGGTGAGCTGTAGAGAACAGAGCTTGTCCGTCACCGCCAGTGTAGGCAGCGTTATAACCGTTGTTCAAAACTGAAGCTGCTTTAACCTGCTTGGTGTAAGCCATAGCGCGAGCAAGAGCCTTGGTATAACGTGCTGACAAAGAGTCATACAAGTTATCTTCAATCGCCTCTTCGGTGATTGAGAAGCCAAGAGCGATTGTCTCGTGGTTGTAGCGAGCTGTCCAAGCTTCCTGAGCATTGTCATAAGCAAGAGCTGAGCCCTCGTTCTTGACTGGTGCTGCAGAGAAACCTGACAGTTTTGTCTCTTCTTCGAATGAACGCTCAGAAGTCTCTGTTTCGTAGATTTCTTTGTGCTCTTCGCCGTATCTTGCGTACTCAAGTCCGAACAGTGCGTTCAATCCTGGGAGCAATTCCTTCAATAGTTGTGCGCGTGAAATAGCCATTTATGTGCTCCTTGATTAAGCTGCTGTTGCGTTTAAGTAACCGTGGTAACCGAAGTTCCACTGTACTTGAACTTCTGGGTAACCGACGAAAGACAGTGCTGTACCGCTTGCAATAGTAACTGCTGCAGACAAAGTAACAGTTGTTGAGCTTACGTTAGTTACAGTTAAGAAGTTGCTTGCGAGTGCGCCAGTAACACCTGGAACAATCAACTGCATACCGGGGCTGATCGCTGTATTAGCGGCAGTCAAAGTAAGAGTTGTGCTGGAACCAGATGTAGAACCAACTGCAGTAACAGTAACTGCTGTATCTGGAACAACGTTAACAACACGGAAAGGTGCTGAAGAAGTAACACGTGTGTTACCTTGTGTGCCAGAAGTAACAACACCACCGGTCAAGCCCATTGCTGAGTCGCCAGTTGTAGTATTACCAGAAGCTGAACCACCGTTAGAACCGTTAGTTACCAAGTACATGTTAGACCCAATGAAAGATGGGTTTACATAACCGATAGTAGCGCCGGGTGTGTTAGATACAGAAGATGTACCTTGTGTGAGCACAGCTGCTTGGAATACAGCATAAGGATCATCCACAACATAACCTTGCAGACTGTTAGGTCCATAGATTGTGTTAGTGATTGTGTTAGCTGCATAGAACTGTGCACGGACTGTCTGGCTCATTGAGTTGACGTATTGAGCGCCAACAAAAACACCGATAGTACCAGCAACAGGTGAAGACGCCGCGCCAAGAGTTGTGACGACTAATGAACCACCACTTGCTGTAACGACATCGCCGTCAAACATGTTGTAGCCATAGCCAGAAGCGATAGGGATGAGTCTGGTAGAACCAGAAAACACTCTACCACCAGACAGGCTTACAGGCTTTAGACCGTAAGCTGCAGGAACGATAGGATATGCCATTTAAAAACTCCTAAGTTTATTTAATACCAGCTCCAAAACTTCCGCCTCTTGAGCTTGTTGACTGCCTTTCGGAGAACAAAGTCGCCATGCGTGGGTCTTGGTTTTTCAAGAAATTATTATCAACTGACTCCATCTGTGCTCTATTTTGTCTTTGATAGTATTCGTCCATAGCTTCTACGCGTTCTGTTGGCATTTTGCAAAGCATCAAGCCACCAATTTCTACGTTTCCACTAGCGTTACCTTCAAGCATAAGCTCAGGATGATCCGCCGCCTTGACTGGTTCCCAGCCATCTCTGCGCTTTTTTGACACGTTAGTTGGGTCGGCAATGCTCATAACATGCGTCGCAATCCAACGGAAAGACATTCCAGGAATGGGGGTTGGGTCAGGCAGTT